TTAAGGGATTCAAGCCACTCTTCTTCAGTTCCTTTAAAGCCATGATCACAAGCAATCTCGTAAGCGGATTTACCGTCAGCTCCAGTTCCTCCAGAGCTTCCTCCGCCTGCCATAATATCGTTGATCCACTCTTCTTCGGTACCTTCATATCCATGCTCAACCGCAATCTCGTAAGCGGACTTACCATCCTTGCCTGTAAGAGAAGCTAGCCACTCCTCTTCAGTTCCTTGGAAGCCATTTCTTACTGCAATCTCATAAGCACTATAACCACGAGCTCCACGACAGCTTTCAATGTATTCTGCCTGTGTTCCTTCGTAACCGCACTCGACAGCAATCTCGTAGTTACTCTTTCCAGGGTAACCACGCATGGATTCAAGCCAGTCTTCAACAGATCCAACAAATCCATGCTGTACAGCAATTCTATATGCATCATTAGGAGTTACATCTTTAATGTACTGGATCTGATGGAAGTAAATTCTTTCTCTACGATTGTGATTATCTGCAGACCAGTCAAATAAAATATAACTGTTCTGAGGCATCATATTATTCTGAATAACATTCAGAATACGCCCGGTATGATTGTGGCTAGTGCCATTCTGGATATAGAAAACACTATACAATCCATCATCGGAAACTACTATATTCTCCATCATATTGTGACCCAATGTTACGGTCACTCGATAGATCTTTTTATCGATTGGATTAACAGAAATAATCGGCATAACTGCAATTAGTCCTCCTTCTAATTTCTTTAATTAATTGTTACAAAAGGAAAAATATTGAGTCCCTTCCCATTGTTGGGGAAGGGACTCAATTAATTATAGAGCAAGATAATACTTGATAAGAGCATCGAGATCTGTTTCAGATTTCTGACCCTTAATAAAAATATCTACCTTATCTCCTTTAACAATAACCTTCGTATCATTGTTGTAACTATATTCCATAGGCTTATTTTTATCACAGCAATCGCAGCATCCTTCATCAGGATTAACAGTTCCTGCAGAATCGCCTGCTCCTTCTGGAGCTTGAATTAATGTACAATCTCTGATAGAGTCGAGCATGATTCTTTCATAGCTTCCAGAGAAATCATCAGAGGCATCAATAATAATCTCAACTCTCTTTACAGGAGGTTCTTTCATGAAGTCATCTTTAGTATGCTCATTACAGCCGCATTCGTCAATAAATACAGAATTATTAAATCCTACATTTTCACGGACAGGACCATGAGGTCTAGGAGGAGGCCCTCCGACTTCATTAATAGCATGAACTTTACCATATACTTCAAAAATGGTTCCGTTCTTTGCTTCATATGCTATATTGTAAATTCCATCTTTCTGGATGTCTACATACTTTACAGCATTATCAGTACTATCATCAAAGAATTCTAGATGGATAATGATAGCCTTAACCATCGTTGCTGAAATGCCGAGCAGCATAACTTTTGTTCCTCCCTTCGGCTTAGGTATTTCTGGATTGAATTTTACATAATTTATTGACATGATGTTTGCCACCGGAATAAAATATGTAGTAGGTCCATCATACTTACTAGTATCCGGAGGATTTAGAATACAGTTACATGTCGGCATTGGAGCTGTATTCTGCTTAATATTTTGATTTTCTTGATACTTAGAGCAATTGTTTCTGTTCTTACATCCAGAACAGTCTACTGCATCTTTCTTAATATCAAGTACTTTGATTTTGATTTGGTCTTCGTAAACCTTCGTAACTAGGCCAGTTACGGTTCGACGAGTTCCATAATTTGCATCATAAAAGACAAACTGATACTCCATATTAGGAAATACCAGAATCTCTTTATTATTGAGAGCGAGCTTTAGATATTGCTCAAACTCACTTCTTTGTAGGCCTGTTGCCGTGAAGCTTCTTTGCAGGCTCGGATTTGTCCAGATTTGTTGCATGTAAGTAGGCCTCCTTATCACGAATAAAAGCGATTACATCACAAATATTATTAATAAGTTCGACAGCGAAATCTGTTTTGGCCTCCTGGGTATGCTTGAGTGTAATAATATTACGGATCAGGTAATATGTATATGCAGCATTAAGAAGTTCCTTAGAATCACTAGCACAAGTAAGTGCAATGAGAATACAGAACTTCTTGATATCTACATCATTGATCTTCATTTCTCTCAATCTAGTTCTTAAAGCAGTCTCCTCAATGGCAGGTAGAGAAGGATCCGTAATAAGAACCTTAGTAAGAGCTACAGGCATCTCCATCGCGTCGTTAAACTTGAACGTACTATCCTGATTGATATAATTAAGCCTATAAAGAGACTTCTTATATTCATTCTCATAGCGACGAACAGCCTTACGAACCTGATTATTAGCCTCATAAATTTTATAAGTCTCGGACAAAGTATAAGCTTTAGTAAACTGATCCTTAACGGCCTGAAGAGTTTCTGCCTTTTCGGGAGCAATATCCTTAATTTTTTCAATCATTTCGGGAATACGGACTTCCATAGTTTCTCTCGTATGCTCCGTATACATATCAACGATACTAGGCATATTCAGAGCTTCATTAAGAGATTTCTCGAAATCAACGAAGGCCTGCTCAACACCAGCATCGCTAATCATTTCTTTAAGAATAGTACGTGCTACTTCCTCTCTGTGCTTAAGAGCAATACCATTCTGTCTCATAAGAGTATCTACAATAACCTTTACAGAATCGGGAAGATTATTATAAACTCTATAGCCAGGCTTATTAAAATTATGGATGATATCCATAAATACCATTGTCTCTTCATCACTAAGATTGAAGTTTTCCTTAGCATTTTCTGTAGTAAGATTCTCAATTGCTGCATCTACTTTTTCAGGATCCGCTGCATCAAATATATCAATATCTACAGAAGGCATATCTTCAACTTCTTTAGCAATAAGATCGATGGCATTTTCATCTGCACCAGTAGGTACAGTTATACGTCTTGATTCAAGCTCAGCCTCTGGATTAACTTCAACAGATGCGGCAATTTTTTCCATGTCAGCATCTGGATTAGCTTCTCTTTCAGCTTTTGCTACTTCGATAATATCAGAGAGAATCTCTGTATCCTTATCTAGCATAGCATTTGTGGCCTCATGAACTACTTCATTATTCTTATTTTCAGGCATTGTTTTATTTCTCCTTAAAATTATTCAGCGGGGTCTTCGGCAGCAGGCTGAGCTACAACATTAAGCTCAGAAGCATCGACAATCTGCTCATGAGAAAGTGCAAGCTTCTGAAGTTTAATTCTAATAGCTGTAATAAGCTCTGCTCTGATATCAGAATTAAGTGCGGTTACATAAGCATTCTGGAAGAATGTATTGTCTGCACTTACAATGGTAAGAATATACTTCTTAAGCTCAGAAGTATTTCCACAAATCAAAGAAATAATTGCATGGAAGGGGAACTCCATTGCACAAACTTCTCTAATCACCATATCAATATTTGCATTGATAATCGCAAGTTTAATATCTTTATAGATCTTCTTGCCATAGATTGTACTGCTATCTTTATTTTTCTTCATATCGGCAAGACCAAGCGAATCGTACAAGCTAGATCTTTCACGATAGATGAAATTAGCAAAGAATGTAGTAAGACTCTCTGCAAAATTACATACAAACAAATCATAAAGCTGGTATGCAGCAGAATAAAGATCGACGCTATCATCAATTGTAAAATTCAGATTGAATTCTTTACAAATAGCATCGATAATTTCACGGTATGTTTCGGATCTTACTCTAGCAACCTCCATAGTACTATCAGATCCATATTGAGCAATAATTGCTTTAAAGTTCTGCTCCCATGCTCCTACAACGTTCGGGATTGCAACGGAGGGAACTGTCAAAAAACGATTGCTCATAGATTTGTCAATAATACTGAATACAAATTCAGAACTGTAGTGAGACAAAACCTCTGCAAGCTCATTCTCGGTAGCGATATTATAAGCTTGAGAGTTTGCATTAAAACTACTCATAAGATAAATCACTCTCCTTTTCTATAATTACGTTAAAGTTACATAAAAAATAAATATGGAAAATATTCGAAGGAGAGTGGTATTTGATTACCACTCTCCATATAATTATTCATCTGTATCCATATCATCTGCAGATACAGCTGCAGTAACTTTATTGGGATCTTCGAAATAAACAATAGGTTCAAAGAGTTCTCCGGGCTTAGGAACAAACTCTTCCTCATGATCGAGATCGATTCCATTAATAGCATACTGCGGTCTTTCCATAAAGAATAGATCCATAAACGAAGTTCCATTCTTCTTGAAAGTAAGCGGATTATAAAGAAGCTTACTTACTTTCTGGTAACTCATCGAAATGGTAACGCTAGGATTACAAGTTAGAGCTCTATTAAGAGACAGGATCTCATAATCAGGATTAAGTTGGAACCATTTCGGTTTCTTCAGAATATCTTCAGCATCTCTAATCTGATTAGATACGATTACTTCAAGGTGTGTAGAAGCGAGCTTCAATCCACCTTCAATAGCCGTAGCTAACAAAGCTTGAAGCAGCTGATGAATATCCATACCCTTAATGGTACTATTCTTATTCAACAAGTGTTCAAGGTGATTAAGTGTTTTAGAAAGCTCATTATTCTCGATAGGAACGATAAACAATGGAATCTCAGTCAATTCACTAAAATCGATAGAGATCTTATCATCGATCGGTTCTCCTTTCTTACGAATAATAGTATTAAACTCAGTAGAGATATAGAGCTTGGCGTTCTTATCATTGGAGATATGGATCAGCTCTCCATTGCAAAGTACATCAAATTCGGTGACATACTCATTATAAATTGCAAATCCTCCTCCACCTTCTTCATCATCGAAGTTACCAAGGTCATCATCTTCTTCATTTTCAAGCTCGATAGCTTCTGGATCGATAATAAACTTATAGTCATTAACTCTTACCTCACTATTAAGCTTGATGATATTGCCTTCAATCTCAAAGAGTTCATTAAATTCTTTAACCCATACAATTTTTTCTACAAATGCTTCAAGAAGATGCTTTGCAGAAAGAAGTTTCTGAGTTAAGCTGGACGACAAAGTTTCTGATGCGATACGTCCGATATTTACACCGAAATGGATACCAGCATCGTATACGGTATACGCAAGATCTCCATAGCACTTATAACAGATACCCTGTCCTCTTGCAGCAGAAGCACAAGTGATAGGAGATCTGAGATAGATAAGCTGCCCAATAAGATCACTATCTTTAGGACCAATAATCTTTTCAACCCCTCTTGGATGCAAACGATAATATCTATTACGAAGCATCTTAAGATGATTCTTATCTTTGATTACAACTTGAACATAATTTGGTGTACAGCAATCATAATTCGGATCAGGATGCAGGAATGAGTCCATATTATTCAATCCGAGAAGACGCGCAAAATGTCCAGAAGAGCCTACGTTATTATATTTGATAATCTGTGCTGTACGACCCGTAGAAGATTCGATAAAATAATCCTGCGGATCTGCTACACCACCATTGATGAAAGAGTTTAGAATCGGAATGGGGAAGATTCCGCCATGGCCATCTGGTTTGGTTCCAATATTGATTGTAAACTCTTTAAACTGCTTAGGATTGATACCTTCAGAAGCTCTACAGGCATCTGCAAGACAGTGATCATATCCGAGATACTTTTTAGCATCTTTCATAATATCAATAGCACGATTTGCATAATTCATACCGACGGATTTTACATCTTCAATCGGTACACTTGATAAATCTGCATGCATGCACTCATTAAACTCGGGACATTTCTGCATAAGAAATACATTGTCTTCGAGATTAACTGTATTTGACAAATACATTGCAAACCCATCAATATCATGAATTCTATACAATGTATCATCAATAATATTATTAAGCTCTTTATTTGTGAACTGTTTACGACTTACATCGATAAGGAATATATCAATATAATCTTTAATCGTATCTTTCTTAATCTCGGTGTCGAAAAAGATATGCTTCGATTCGATTTGATGATTTGTACGAATCAGCATATTCCACATCATCAAATTGATGAGATAGTCAGTGATAGCGAGTTCTACAACAATACCATCTGCAAATGTAATAGTAATGAAACATTTTTGCACAGTCTCTGTTTCAATACCATCTTTCAGAAGATTAAGGACAGAATCATAATGACTCTGCCAAGTTTCTACCGTAATATCTTTTGTGTTAATACGAATCGGTGTACCAGATATTACTGCCGCATATACACCATAATTCTCTGGATGATTAAGAGCATCGACCGCATACTCGTCTGTATTAAGTCGACACAAAGCATTATAGTAACCTTCCATTTTCATTCTCCTTTTTGTGATTTGATAAAAGTTTTTCCTTTATTAATGAAGTGTTTTAGATAAGGTAATTATCTAAATTTCTTCATCTAATCACAATTATAATATATGCCTAAAATAAAAAATAGAGCAAGAGGACTATTGCCCTCTTGCTATATTTTTAAGAAAGGAATATCCATGAAAAGAATCTTGCACGACCCATTCACCGATTACAATATAGTTAGTTAATATTACTTGCGGAAGTATTCGGGAACACAATGCTCAACAAAGTCGGTCTGAGCATTATCGGCGATATCTTTAGCCTTATCGCCATACTTCGCAATCATATCATTCATAAGTCTACGAGACTCAATCTGATGCATTACGAATGCATCCCAGTCGGGATCATCTGCCTCTTTTGCCATGTGACAAACAGTAGTCTTGAAGATGCTTGTATCGCAGCTATCAGCAAGTCTTTCGATAGTATCCTGAGTAATATATCCTTCATTAATCATTGCCTTTGCCTCTTCAGAAGTGCAGAACTCTTTGATCTTCTCAGAGGGAAGGGATCTAATGGTTTCACAAATTACAGCTTCACGGAATTGGTTGGGGTTCTTGAGCACACTCTCGAGCTTAACATCTGCCCCACCAAATACGCCGCTGGAAACATTGCCATAAAACATTTGTAACAGCCTCCTTAAAAATTTAGATTACATAAATGTTGCTCGGTTAGATAATATAAATATGATCATAATATGAACTTTGATCGGCTTGAAAACAGTAATATAAATGGAGGTGTGGTTTATGAACACTGAATATCAAGCACACAAAATATCGGAGACAGCAAAAACTCCTAATCGTTTAAATGCTATATGGTATAAAGGAAATCCATATATGGCATTAAATGATGATTTTTCTAAAAAGTACAAACCAAATCAATATTGTACGGTATTAACGAGAATGTACGATGAAGAAACAACTACAGCTTTATCCTCCATGTCCTTGAATCCAGACATGGAGATTCTTAATCTGCCTAGAGCTCCATTTAAGATGGTAGCAATGGAGATGCTAATTAAAGAGATAATGGCAAATATTCAGGATATGAATAATCCATCTGATGGGGATTTTAAACGGGCATTCTTCGCAATGGTTATTGATATTGCACATAGAACTAGTTTCTTAGCGCAGCATCATAATGCCTTTATTATCAATTCAGATGCTGGTATAATAGATTATTCAGAGCATAATCGTTTGTATCTCAGAAGTGATACTTCAATTATGCAATTAGGCTATGATACCGAGACGGTAGAGTCCGTATTCGAATATGAAAATTTTGATCGCAGTATTACTATCTTTACATTGGATGAGAAAGCTCATCCAGAAGGTAGAAATGCGATTATTATCATTATTAACCTTAAGGAGGACGATTAATGTGAAAACAGCAAGACCCTTAATACAGCAGCTTTTTGAAGATAAGGAAATATCTTCGCAAGAAGCTATCAACGGGTTATGTGATTACCTCTTAGGAGAAGACTATTATATTGTCGACCCAGTACATGGCACTCAAGCAAATGCTATTATTGTAGATGAAATTCTCTGCAAATATAGTAAGAAATATCGTAAAGAACGAGCCGCTTATGTATTTAATAGAGATGGTGGTAAAGAAATAAGAATATTCGGACACGTAATTAATATCAAAAAGGAGAAGCGTAAATGAAAGCAATTTTGAACTATGACAATTTACGAACACCTTTAGCCAATTATCCAGTCAGTCCTACTATAACAAAGTATAAGGAAATCATGCTCCCTATGATGAAGATGAATTTCCCTCTTTTATCGGATGGTGAACTGGCAGCGGCTATTGACGATTCTATATCTAGGCATTTTCAAGATGCAGATGTAGTAATCGATAATAATTATAAGAAAAAGAAAGTAGATATGACAGTAAGATCTTTGGCAGATTATATCATATCTAAAGAACCAATCATAACGTCCTATGGTGTATTATTTAATCGCCATGGAACAATGCCAAATCCGGTCTATCACTTGATAGATGGATTTATTACTGCTCGTAAGCAGATGAAAAAAGAAATGTTTAAGTATCCGAAAGGGTCTGAAGATTTTGAGAAGTATAATCTTTTGCAACTTCTGTTGAAAATCGATGCCAATGGGTAAATATGATTGCCCATTCTATCTGAAAAGGTGGAAGACAAATATCCAGAGAATTGCTGGGACACCCTAAAGCTCATAAGCCTATATGGAGACGAAAGTCAGAAACAAGTTATGAGATGATCTATGAGGAAACTCTAAGGATTAATATGCAATGGGCAATCAGCAGCCGAAATTTTAATTAGATATTATAATAATAGAAAGGAGGCATATAAAATATGATTCTACATGACCCGTTAATTTATTATAATAAAGACGATAATGAAGTATGGAAACCTTTGATTTATCATGGAATCAATCCTGGTGAATATCTTATAAGCAATTTTGGAAATATCTATGATCTGAAAATGAATAAATATGTCAGACATAGTAATCAGTCAGCAGGATATGAGTCTGTAACTTTAAGACACAATGATTCAATTAAAAGTGGATCTCTTTTAGTTCATAGGCTTGTAGCTGAAAATTTTGTTGCTGAAAAAGAAAACGATCAAATTCAGGTTAATCATAAAAATGGAAATAAGAAATATAATCATGATATTAATCTTGAGTGGAGTACCCCAAAAGAGAACTCTCAACACGCTTTTCAAACCGGATTAGCATTAAATCATATTGGAGAAAATAGTCATTTAGCAAAGTTTACAAATGACGAAGTTCGTCAAATATGCGAAATGCTTTCAAAAGGAATGAGATACAAAGAGATACTATCTACAATGAATATCCCGATTACAGACAATAATATGGACATGATTGGTAATATTTATAGAGGTATTGCATGGGGGCATATATCGAAAGATTATACCTTTCCAGAATATGATCAAAGATTTAGGTCAAACTCAAAGGAAGTTATCGAAGATATTTGCAAATATATAGAATTAGGATTAGATAATAAAGCTGTATATGAAAAAGTCTTTGGTAAAACTCTTAAATCAGCAAGAGATGACAAACAAAATTACGAATTAATTAGATTAATCCGTAATAGAAAAAGTTTTATTGATATCTCTTGTAAATACAAATTCTAATATCTAATTAAAATTGGTTCAACGACTAAGAGGTCTCAAAACCGCGAGATCCTGTACTGGACACCTTAACTGGTGAAGATATAGTCTGGACTCTATAGAGATATAGAGAAGTTCATAAAAGAACTGTATGGATTAGCGACCCATATGAACACATCGACTATGGTGCGACGGGACAGCACTCTTGCATATATTACAATCTTTATACAGCATCGAGTGTTACTCGACAAGGCAAATCTTGTAATAGTACAGCAGCATTATTCTTTGAAAGTTTCTTAAACAACAATGTTCCATTTGGATCCCTTAATGAGCTTATGGAGTTTATTCATAATGTAATTCATCTTGAGAAGCGTCATTATAATAGCTATAATATTATAACTAACCATGCTTCTATTGAAGAATGCTTCTTTAAACTTATGAGCTCAACAGGATTCGGATGGACTCCTTCAGAAGATGAAATGCATATTGTGTGGGAAGTTCTTTGTAAGCTGGATCAAGATAATCTTGATAGACTCTTCTATAAGAATAACTTGTTCCATTTTATTGATAATGCTCCTATTAAGCAAGCAATACTTTATCTTCTTCAAACTCTTAAAGCACCTTTCCTTGATCCTAATGAACCTCCGGAAGAAATTCTTGAGGCTCTTAAGGAATTCTGCGATGTCTTGAAAGAATATGTATATTATGGATTCCAAATCATTGACAAAATTGAAAAGATGACATCTATGATCAGATCTGTAAGTATTATACAAGACACGGATAGTGCCATTGTATCTTTTGATGGATGGTATCGCTATGTAAGAGAAATGTGCGTAGGTATTCCCATGGCTATTAAGAATGAAGTAGTAAATGCTGCTGAATTTGCTGATGGCAATATGGAAATTTCTGAACCCATTCAGAAAGTTGATGAATATAGTTTTGTTAATGATGATATCATTGAAGTAGATCGTCTTATAGATCCAATGGTCATTATTCCTCAAGATGGATTAAGATATTCTATTATAAATATCTTAGCTTATTGTATAGGAATTCTTGTGAATGATTATATGGAGAGGTATTGTGATAATGCTCATTCTACAAATGAAAGAGCATGTCTAATTTCACTCAAGAATGAATTCCTATTTCGCCGTGTATTGATTACAGATGCAAAGAAACACTATGCATCTAAGATGGAACTTCAGGAGGGAAATAGAGTTCCTGAAGAGAAGTCTCTTGATATTAAGGGTATGGATGCATTTGTAAAATCAAGTACTAACGTGGCTGTGCAGAAACGTCTTAAAACTATTCTGTACGATGATATTCTTAATACTGAAACTATAGATCAAATTCAGATATTGAGAGATATTGCAAAAGTTGAGAAGGAGATCTTTGACTCTATTAATGCTGGTAAGAAAGAATTTTTCAAGCCTGTTAAGGTCAAATCTCTTTCATCTTATGAGAATCCTATGAGGATTCAAGGTATTACAGCTTCTCATGCTTATAATGCTCTTCATGAGCCTGGAACCGAAGCCCTTGATCTGTCTATAAGAAATTCTGTTGACGTCGTAAAGGTTGATATGAATATGAAAAATATAGATAGAATAAGAGAAACATTCCCAGGAGTTTATGAAAGAGCAATTGAACTGATGAAGACTAGAGAATACTCTACAGGAATCAACTCTATTGCAATTCCTTTAAATGAGCCACTGCCTGGATGGATTCTTCCGTTTATTGAATATTCGGAAATCATTAAAGACAATGTCTCTGGATTCCCAATAGAATCTGTAGGATTATTTAGAGGAAATCCTTATAATAATTCTACAAATATTATTAGATTCTAAAATGATTTAAAGAGAGTGCTAGAAATAGCACTCTCTTTATTTATGGGAATATAATTATTTTTAATTATATAATATAATTATGAAGAACGAAAGGTGTGCACATGATTTGTTTGTTTTCATACGATCTCCTATCCTTGAATATACAATTGTGTGAAAGGTAACATAGTTCTTCATAATATGCAGGAGGAGAATGGGTTATCATTCTCCGACTCATTTGAATCCTGTGATCCATTAGGCGATGGATCCGACAATGCTATCAGCGCCGGCAATTGCTGATAGTACTCGTTAAATAACCTCGAAAGAGTTATTATAAATACATTATTTCAAAGGAGAATGAAAAAATGAACAACAACCAGAACATCGACAAGAAGGTCCTCGTAGACCCCTTTATGCAGGAAGAGTCGCCTGAAGCTATGGCCGAGAAAAAGGCTAAATGGCTCGACATCTTCAATCAGTATCCTGAATTTGCAGATGCAGTAATCGATATCTATGGAAAGCGCACCGAAAAGAATTTTGATAAGCTTATCGGAGCTTTCAAGGATATTATCAGCATTATGTAATCTGATAAATTCAGAAAAGAAACAGTCCTTTCGAGAGCTGTTTCTTTTTTTTTTCTAATTAGTCCATTTTAGGTTTATATAGAAGCTTGAACAAATTAATGAGGTGATAATTATGAATAAAATCGTCATCTATCGAACTCACATAGAGGTCAATAATTATACAATGGGTGATTGTCCTCAAATTGAAAAAATGTTTTCGATTTATGATATGACTTATCACAAAAGATTCCCAAAAGGAATGATTTATGATGAAGAAAATAAGATATTGATGCTTCCGAGAGGTATTGATATCGGATATATAGAAAGATTATTACAGTCTGAACCTATAGTAGATTCTAGTATGGATCCTACTGGAGATGTAGGACCTATTATGCTTAAGTATAAACCGAGAGATGATACACAAAAAGAAGCTATCAAATTTATGCTTAGCATGGATAAATATTTTAGAAATGAGACCAGCACAATGATGTCTGTAAATCTAAATACTGGTAAGGGAAAGACTTATTGTGCTATTGCCGTAGCAGCATATCTTGGATTCAGATCTATGGTAATAACAAACAATGTTGGATGGCTTGAGCAATGGAAGAAATTCTTCATGGAATATACAAATATTACTGAAGATGAAATTTATTTTATTTCTGGGGCCCCTTCATTGATGAAGCTATTAAATAGAGACGTATCTAAATATAAAGTAATCCTATCTACGCATTCGACCATAAAAAGTATTGGAGATAAACAAGGATGGGATAAGATTAGAGAATTTTTTAGACATTGCCAAATAGGAGTAAAGTTTTATGATGAAGCACATCTGAACTTCGATTCTATGTTTCAGATTGATTGCTATTCAAATAGCTTTATCACTTATTATCTTACAGCAACTCCTGGACGAAGCGATGCCGGAGAGAATATTATCTTTAACTACTATTTCAAGAATGTACCAAAGATCAATCTATTTGATGGTGAGAATGATCCTCATACAAAGTATGCTGCAATTCGATTTAATTCAAATCCTACTCCGGTTGAAGCTGGAAGATGTAAGAATAATTACGGATTGAATCGTACTGTTTATACAGATTATTTAGTTCATTCTGCAGAGTTTAAAAAGCTTCTTATAGTCTTAGTAAATATGGCTTTAAAGAAGCCTGGAAAGCATCTGTTTTACGTAGGGACTAATGAAGCAATTCTATATGTAAGAGATCTTATATATGAAAGTTTCCCTGAGCTTATAGGCCAAGTTGGAGTATACACAAGCATTGTACCTCCTGATAAGAAACCCCTAGAGCTTCAAAAGAAGATAATCATTAGTACAACTAAGAGTGCTGGAGCAGCAATGGATATTAAAGGCCTTGTAGAAACTGTAAACCTTGCAGAGCCCTTTAAGTCTAAAGTATTGGCACAGCAGACGCTTGGGCGCACAAGAGATCCTAATACTCTTTATAAAGATATCGTAGATACTGGATTCTTTCATACAAAGAAGTTTTATGAATTCAAGAAACCAGTATTTAAGAAATATGCGACAGATTGCGTAGAGATCAATCTTACAGGATCTGAGTTAGAAAAGAGATGTAATGATATAAAAATATCTCGAGAAACTCTAATTCAGCCCATGGAATTTGATGATCCGTTAGATCTGAAAGAATCGTAAAGAAAGATATTTTTAAGGATATAATATAAAAGTGAATAGAAGACAGATATTGATCTGTCTTCTATATCTTTTCAACGAAAGGAGATTCTAGATTATGAACGTATTTGCTAGAATCTGGCTTGAGCGCAAGGCAAATGTACCTGCATTCTCGAGCTACATTTCCGAAAAGGAGTTGGAAGATCTTCGCGCTTCTCGTACAGCCGAGAGTCAGAATGATGACAAGGCTGAGGCCGCTGAAGATAATAAGAACTCCACTACTAAGACCTCGACTGTTGGCAGTGATAAAGACTCCAGCACTATCGAGATCAATCCCGAGGACTTCGAGGTTAAGTCCGAAACCGAAGCTGCTACAGAGGCAGCAAAGCAGACTTCTGACAAAGATACAGAAGCTGAAAAGCCTTTTACGAAAACAATCGTAGAAGAAATGGCAGAAGCTGCAATGGGTGCAGCATCCACAATGGTAAGACCCGGTCCTATGAACGTGGACTTCAGTTCCTTTGTTAAGAAGGAAGAGGAAAAGGTCATGCCCGATCCTGGTTTCTATAAACCTGTAACTCCTGATTCGTATATGTCTTACAATCAGGCTCAGCAGGAAATGAGACCTCCTTTCATGGGACAGCCCAATCCCATGATGCAGCAGCCTATGAACCCGCAGCAGAATCCTGCTCAGGTAGCTCAGGCACAGCAGCAACCTATCGTTCCTGGAAAGGGACGTCATAAGGTCGATAATCCTCCCAAGCCGAAGACTGAGGTAAAGAAAGCAGAACCTGCAAAGGTTGATGTAGATCTTGATCTCATAGTTAAACCGGATGTGAAGGAACCTACTGTGCGAAAGACTCCTGATATGATTCAGGAACTTCCTAAGGCAGAAGCGGCTCCCACCCCTGAGGCTAAGTTCGACAACAGCGAGCTGATTTCTCAGTACAAGTATCTTGGCGATATCGAAAGAGTTGCACGAGAGTGTGGGGCACAGGTCAAGTATGATATGCGTCCTGGAAGCAACGGCAAACCCAGCGGTCTGATTACATGCCTTACCTTTACAGCTAACGATGTAAACAGACCTAATCCGTACAAGAGCTTTACGATTGATACTGGTAAGATTATTGATCGCAGAGCAAAGATCTTGATCGGAGATCCTACCATGATGGCATATGAAGATATGCAGATGTATCTTATCCTTGTAAGTCCTAAGGACTCTGAGGAAAGATCTAAGAGCAAGAATAACGTCTTCAATGAGAAGTTGTTCAAAGATCTCTTTACTGGTGGATATCAAGCGCTCGAACCGAGCAGAATGTACACCAAAGATTTGCTTGAATTGAACAAGTACGTGGCACTTATTACCATGCCTACAAATAATATGAACAGTGATTCTAGAAAGGCTGTTCGTAACAGATTGTTGGCAGCGGCAAAAGCGGACGTCTTTAAGAAAGCACTCGAAAGAGATCCTAAAGCACGTTTCAGATTCGACAAATATGATAAGGAAACAAAGGCATTTATTCTTACCACTGCCGGAACACCTTATCGCTTCTGCGGTCCTTGCATGGCAATGAAGACGATTAAACTCGAATTCAGAGCCGATGGAACTACAGCCCTGTCTGAAAAATAATATAATTATTCGACGATGGGAAAATTCGGGAGAGGTTTTCCTCTCCCGAATTATTTTTTAATCCTTCGTCAACTTGTAAGTAACAAGATTTAAGGAGAATGAAATATGGCTAAAGAACTAATTGAACCTATGGAGTTCTTTAAAATAGATAAAATATCTGATGACGTATATGTCATTGGACCTAATCTAATTTTAAAATTTAATGTATCGCTTTCTAAGGTTTCTAATGGAAAGAGATATTATTTTCATAAAGAATATGAATATCCAATGAAGGGTGTCCCAGAAATGCCCACAGCAGTTTCTATAAAGAGAAGTTTTGATTACTATCTCTCTATTGAGACAATTCAAAAAGATATAAATGGGTCTAAGTTGTTTATTAGAATAGGCCCCCAAGAATATATGATGGTAAAGCAAGGATTGGAAACAGCAATATCTTGGTTTACAGATACAAAATACAAGAATCTGTTTGCTACAAACAAAGGCGAATTGATTCTTACATCGCCGATTCCTGAATTTAATATTGGCAATCTTCCTATGGGTAAGTATATACATATTATGCCTGTAATTATAGATAGAGGTATTGCTAATGCTGATAAAGTTCCTGGAATCAGACTAACCTTGAATGATAATTCTACATTTGTAGATATTACTCTTGATAGATTGATGGGCTTGTACTATACAATCTCATGTTTCAATATGTATCAAGCGGCATTATTACTGCTTAATTATTTACAACGTCCGGAAATTGGCACGGGAAGGATGCTAATTAATGGAGAGCCCAGATCTCTTCCTATGATTGAATCTAAATCTGGAGCAGAAGGTGTTGAAGGTAGATTTGTAACACCAAGAGGCACAAAAGATAATATCGAACTATTGGAGGGTTGATGTATGCGCGAATATATAGGCGACGAAGTCGGAAAGAGTCCTATACATCGGCTCTTTACCAAAGGAGAGGAAGATATTGCTTTAGAATATCTTATCCAATCTCATAAAGATGGATTTAAAATTGTAGGAATTTCTGCAGAAGATGGGGAGATGGGATTTATGCCAGAAGAATTTATAGATACTATTTATAAATCTTTTATGGCTTCCATGTATGGAATAAATCTTCCTACTATAGCAAACATGTGGAAGGTTCAGACGACCTTTATGGATAAGTATTTGCCACTTCTGATGGATTATTTGCAATATACTAATGCAAATGTAGAATATTATGAGTTTGTGCCAAATTCTATAGCTATTCCTTATATGTCTAAGGCTGCAGGATCTGGATTCTTCATTCCACAAGCAAGATGGGATCCTGATATAGAATGGCGTAAAATGTATGTAGATGATAAAAAGGCTAATCTCGTCAGTCCTTTCAATATATTTGTAAACGCTAAGCTTATCTTTTCAAATCCGCCAGAAGCATTTCTCAAAGCTGCTATTCCTAGCGATGAGCAGAGAGAAGAAATGAAAAGGCTTGCAGCCGAAAAGAAAGCTGATGTAAAGATAGTATATAATCTATTACCAAATGATAATTTCAACAAGATATTAAATGTAATCGATATGGTTCATCGGTATATTTAATAGGAGGGTTGAAATTGTGGAATACTTAATAAACCATTTTCTACGCGTTTTAGAAAATTATGGTGGAATCATTAAAAGCTCTATTAAGCAAACTGGAGCTAGGCGGTATGAGCTTCAGTTATTCGATATGCCAGCTTTATTAGATATGGAGTTAATTAAAGCTGAACTTGTAGAATATACTGAAGAAGCAATAGAATGGGATAGATATGGCCGTGTTTTAAAAACAAAAACGGTTAGAAATGTATATCCTGTATGCGAATCTGTTACAGACAAAGAAAAATATCATCTAAAGGCAATTCTTGAACCTCAAGATTGTGCTAAGAAACTTATTGAGATAGATTGCGCTATTAGAAGATATCTTAAGAAGCATTCGCATATTTAATCATAACGACAAGTAAAGACAGGTGCAGCTTTGCACCTGTCTTTATTTTTTTTATATTGTAAATATAAGAGGTTGATGAGTATTAGCTGCAGAAACATGTGCTTCATCAAGACGATTAACAATATCTTCTCTTCTAGAAGCTTTAGTTTCAAGATCACCCATTTTAAGATCAATAGAGGCATATACTGTTTCAAGACCATCATAATATTTTAAGTTCTGATACAGAAAAGATGCCACATCCGTTTCAGCAAGCTCTTCAAAGATTTCCATCATTGTAGGTGGAATTGTCATAAGATTAGGAGCATGCTTAATAAGAATCTCTACAGGCCAACTATTCATTCCACGAGTAATATCAGCTCCAGTGACTGTAGAAAGTTTAATCATATTCGGAGGCTTAAATTCAACGAAGATCTGATTGTTGAATAAAGACATATGATCGGCTCTCATCTGTAGTAGAGCTATATCATCAAGGCCATAGTTATTGGTCATAAAATCATAAGTACCATATCCTTGAGCTTCCTGCAGCCTCAAGCTATCTCTAGAGAAGAGAGACCAGTCGATATCTCTTACACCAAGGATCTCTACACTTTCAGGCACATATTCATCGAGGAGATAGTATCCATTATATTTACGCTGAGATAGATCCATTCTGATATGCATAGAATTAGGGAAGTATCTACTAAATGTATCTAGAGTTTCATTTGCAATTACTTCTTCTGCCCATTTATCTTTTGTAAGATAATCTGGTAAGTTTAATTGCTTAACGCCAAGACGACGTTCAATTTTATCTAGGAGTTTATTCATCCTATTTGCTTGCATGATTAATACCCTCCTTACCAGTATTTACTCATATTACCTACAAGAACTGCGTTATTTCTAACTTCAATTTCTTCTTCTGGAGTATTAAAGTCTAAGAAAACTTCTGTAGGAATAGTCTGTATTGATTTATTTGTTTGAGGTACCACAACATGATATCTTTCAGCTAAAGATTTCTGTACAGCCTTATTAGCCAAGAGCTTATCCATGGCAGCCTCATCTTTTTCAGATTCAGAACGCATCCATTCTTCATAACCCATACGTCCGGGAGCATTCTGTATAGCCTGCATCTGCTCAGTAACTTCTTCATCTTCTATAAGATCGAGTTCCTGAGTAATGCTCTTATCATTTTCAGAGAGATCGACAACAGCTTCTTCAAGATCCGCATCAGTCTTAAGAACTCTACGTTCGATCCCCCAGTTATTCATCAAATCTCCGCCATTATAGTAGATATAAAGCGCCCAGAGCCAGGAGAATACTTGGTCGTCATGAGTATTTGTAGAATGCTCTATCTTACCACTTTTCTTAACTTCCATACCACAGAGCTCTTGATAAATGGTGGGAGAAATAATCTTATCTTTATGATACTCTACGCGATCGCGTAAGATTTCCATGAGTTCATCACGTTCTTGTTTGGTAGAGTCAGATCCATAAACTTTAGTCTTTTGGGTTCTGCGATGTACTGTAGGCCCATTAAATCTTTCTTCTACAATCTTATCTTTAATAGTGTACCAAAGATTTTTCTTTATAGAAGTTTGAAGTAGACGTGCAATAACAGATGATCCAAAGCCTCCATTGCGCTCGATATTTACTACTGCATTCGGCATCCATTGAGATACAATATGGTAGATAACTTGTGCAAGTTCTGGAGTAGAGATAAAGTTACTATTTAATTCAGCACATACTCTTGTAGAATAAGAATCTATAACAGTAATAGCAGACGAGTCTCTTTGGTACCCTCCTGAGACGTCAACACCGATGATAGGCGGATACTTTAGATTAATCTGCTCATATATCTTCAATTCGAATTTATTGAGCATGAGCACTGTATTAAGCGGTTGTTTAAGTAATCCCTTGATAGTATCAAGATCTTCTGCACGGAAAGGAGAGTTTTCGGACGAATTCGACCATTCAAGAAGAACCTCACGGCGGATTGCATCCCAATCCTTACGCATTGTGATACAAAGATCTTTAAACCATTGCTCGGATTTACCAAGCTGCTGATAAGTATACTTAATATATACAAAGTTAGAGTTGGTATTACTAGCAACGATATTCATGATTTCGTCATTGCTTAGATCATACCATCTTTCACTGAAAGGAGTAGCCGACTCCTTAAGAGTGAATGCCTCGACACCTTCATCCGTGGTAAGCATACCAGGCGTTGTTGTAATAAGCATTCCATAA